TTACGCATCTGACTTTTTCTAGAAAATCCTTTAAAAGATATAGAAAAATCTTCTTCTCTTCTATCTTCAATCATAGAGTTAATTATTACAAATAAGTTTATTGCAAAGAAGTTTATGGCAATCAGACAGGCTGATATTCTTTGTAAGGGAGATAATTTTTTCATATAGCCTCCTATTATTTTTCAAAAAAGAATGGTGAATCTTTCCAAGTGTCATCTGATTTGGATGCTCTTGCATTTTGGATTGCTTTCCATTTTTGTGTTGACCAAGCAAACCCAGAGTCTCCACCCCAAAGTAGCCAGGCTATCTTTCCATTTGATGGACGTTCTGCATTGTCCCAATCCTTACCCTGCTTGTCTACTTCGTGTCTTGAAAAAAATGAATACATTCTAGCAACTGTTTCAGGGCTAAGATCTCTGCCATTAACTAGATCACGAGCACGAGCAACTCCTACTGCAGTTCCACCTCTACCAAACTTTGCTCTAAGTTCAAGACCTCTTCTAGCATTGTTAGCCATAGATTCAGTTGGTTTTAAATCAATGTCCGAAACATCTCTTTTTTCTACACTAAAATCTTTTCTTGCAGACTTTGGCTTCCATTCTTCTGGAAGTAAATCGGTTCTGTTAAGTGCTTCAGCTCTTCTTATGATGTGATTACGAGCCCTTGCGTAATTTGATGCACGACCAACTGCTTGGACTGCATTGCTTAAATCTGCTGCAGTAACAATTGGAAAAGATCCGTCAGGCAAAGCCATATCTCTACGAGCTAACATCTGTCTTTCTTTGTCAGAGTAGTCTTTTTTACCCATTGAATGTTGTGGACAATTTTTATCATCACAATCTTCCATTGAGTGAGCTCTTGTATTTGGAACATCATCATTTCCAATAACATCATCATGGTGTGATTTTGAAGTTGACACCCTTAGAGTTTCTACCCTGTGACCAACCAAGGTTTCTGTTGGCTTTCCGTCTCTATAAATTCTAATAAGTGCTGCTGGATTATCTGGAGTTCCTGTAATTGTAAAATCAGAATTAGGAACATTAATAGAACCATTTCTAACAACTCTTACAACTTTTCCTCTTGCAGTTCCACCGCTAGAATTCCAAGAAACCATTTGACCAACTCTAACTGAATCTGCTTTTGACATTTCAGGAATCATTTCTTCAAACTCTTCTCCAGAATTTTTCATATCAGAATTTACATAGCCATCTGGTATTACTGCAAGTCTGCAAGCACCTTCTTCTTCAATTTGTTGTGAGATAATTGCACAAGCAACTGCAGATTTATGAAGTGCACAGTTTCCACACTTAACGCCAATAGAAGCATTTTGATTTGTAGAACCATCTTCATAACCAATCCAGATACCTTCTGACTGATCTAGTGGTCCAAGCTCTTCTGTTAATTTTAATAATGAATCTGCAAATGCTTTTTCATCTTCTGAAAGCATGTTGTAAAGGGGTTCGCCTTCCCATTCTGCTGATTTAATAAGATCCATAACTATTATTATATCCTATTTTTGCTCGTAGTGAGTTAACAATACTTCAAGAAAAAATCTTTCATCATCAGTAAAAGTACTTATATTTTCTTTTATATACTCTACTTGTTCTGGAGTAACTCCAACAATTGTTTGCCCTTCAGTAAACACTATGTCTACAACATCTTTCATCCAAAGACTTGATGCCATTTCTCCAACGGCTTCATAGTGTGCATAATATAATTCTGGATAAAGCTCTTTACATTTGGAAGTAACCTTGTATGTAAACTGATCTGATATAGAATCATACCCCATAATTTCCATAGCACCTATTTCAATTAAGTACTCAATCATTTCTGACAACTCTTGGTTATCTATTTCTTCATTATCTTCCATGAGGCAGGGACTCCTTTACTGTAAGTGGTGATACTTTGATGTACATAGACTCTTTGTATAAATCATGCAAGAAGTCAACTCCAGAGTAAGAGCATCCACTTCCAATTCCGCCTTTAATATCTTTAATAATATCTTTTACTGACCCCTTATATGGAATCATTGTAGAGATGCCTTCTGCAACTGCAATATCTTTATCTTTATTAGCTTCTTTACTTGCCATCCCTCTAAAAGATTTAAACTTTTTGTCTCCTTCAAAATGCAAAGATCCTGGAGACTCATCGGTTCCAGCAAGCATTGAGCCTAGCATTACAGAATCTGCTCCTGCTGCAAATGCTTTAACCATGTCTCCAGTATTTCTAATTCCACCATCTGCTACTATTGCAGCATTTAAGTTAAACTTATCTTTTGCTTCTCGCACGTTTATAATTGAAGACAGTGTTGGGATACCATGACCAGAAACTATTCTTGTTGTGCACATGCTACCGCCACCAATGCCAACTCTAACAGAATCAGCACCTGCAGCATCTAGGGCAACATAGCCTTCTACTGTTGCCACATTTCCAGACATAATATGAACTCTATCACCTACAACACTCTTTAATCTAACAGTTGCATCAATTGCCATCTTACTATGACCATTTGCAGTGTCAATTAAAAGCATAGATACTCCTGCATCAATAAGCTTTTCTACATGCTCTTCAATAAAGGTACTTGATAGTGCTGCACCAACAGGGAGCTTAAGATCGTTATAATTAAAAACATCCTTAACCATTTTTATCTGATTTTTTGCAGACATAAACCTATGAATGATTCCAATTCCACCAGATTCAGCGATTGCAATTGCCATATCTTTTTCGCAAACTGTGTCCATGGGAGAGGCTATTACTGGCAAATCTAGCCAGGTATAGCCACCCACATTCATTTTAAAATCAACAGAAAGTCTGCTTGTAACTTCTGAATACTGTGGAACCATTAAAATATCATCAAAGCAAATATAATTATTTGCTAAATATTCTTTCACAAACTTAGCCACTCTGGATGCTTAAGAGTCCACTCAACCGTCTTTCTAATAGATTCTTCTAGTGGCATTGGAGATACCCATCCAGTATCAGCGATCTTTTTTCCATCTAAAGCATATCTTAAGTCGTGACCTGGACGAGAAGAGTGGAAGTCCTCTAGTTCATACTTCAAAGGTTTTCCAACTGCTTTTGCAATCATCTGAGCCATCTCTAGGTTGTCCACTTCTTTTTCACCAACAATGTGAAACTTTGCTGGAACTTCAGATTCCCCATAAGCTGGGAAATGTTGCTTAAGAACATGCAAAAGACCGTCTGCCTGATTTCTAGCATGTAGATAAAAACGACTTCCAATTTCACCTTCGGAGGATGCATGAATCTTCATAGTCTCTCCATTAAGAACTTTTTTAATTACCATTGGCATAAACTTTTCAGTGTCCTGAGTCTCACCAATAATGTTCATAGTATTTGTAATTGCTATCGGAACGCCATACGTTCTCCAGTAAGAGAATGCAATACTCTCTTGTGCTGCTTTAGAAGCAGAGTAGGGATTGCTTGGGAAATATTGATCTTCCCATTCTTTATGAGAATGACCAGGCTTTGCAGGACCGTAAACCTCATCAGTTGATATATGCAAAAACTTTTCTGGCTTCGCAACCCTTGCCCAATCAAGAAGATTGCATATTAAAGATACGTTATTTAAAATAAATGAAGTAGGCTCTTCAATGCTCCTATCAACATGACTTTCACTTGCTACGTTAATCACATAATCAATTTGACCAAACGCATGGGATGTTACTGGAGAAATTGGAGCAGTAAGGTCTGTCTTAATTACTTTAATACGTTTGTAAGCATCGGGGAAGTCGTCACATGCAACATTAATTCTATCTGTTAAACCTTTATGTGTAAATGTTGTTGGACAAACTATAAACCAATCTGTATTCACCAGCAAGTGTCTAAGCACATGGCTTCCAACAAAACCACTTGCACCTGTTAAAAGAACTCTTTTACTCATTATTTTTTCCATTTCTATTAAATTAAATTAAAATTTATAAGATATTCTTTAATATCTTCTGTCATCTCAGGTTTAGATTTTACCATATTTTCAGCATCCTTGTCAACTTTAGGACGAGACTTGTATGTATGAATTTCTACTTCCTGAATCTTTTCTCTTCTTGTGTGGCTTATTGCATTATAAACAGATCCACACATTGCATCTGCAAGGTCCTTAGATTTCTTTCTTGGGTGGTCTACCCTATTATTATTCATAATTCTAAGTTCCTGCATTTCTTCAAGTAATAAATCTATTAGAGGTAAAACTATTCTTTCTTCATAAATAAGCATGGACAAATCTTCATAATGTTTTTTAGCTACCGATAAAGTTTCTGTTTTTATTCCTACACTAGTTAGGTCTCTTTGAATATCAAAAGAGTTCCAACGGTCAAAAGTTACCAAGCCAAGATTAAATCCAAGCCTTCTTAAATTAATAATCCAGTTTTTTACTTCTGATAAATCTACTGGACCTTCTTTTCTAGGCTCCCAATAAACAATAGCATCAACTACAATGAATGGAACCACTTGTTCGTATCCATTAAACGATTGTAGGCTTACCCATTTATCAACATGACAGATAGATACTGCACACTTGTCATGTTTTTGTGCCAAGTCAGCATGGACGTAGTAAGTTACTTCAGGATCTGGTTGAAATGATTCTTCTATTCTTTTGCCAACATCAATAGGATTATGCTTTTTAAATGCCATTCCAAGCTTTTCTCTATTTTTAAAAAAGGCATCAGAGGATGTGGTTGGCATACAGGCAAAACGCATTAGTGCATCTGGCATATCTGTAAAGAAAGCTAATTTAAAATCTTCAATTTTTCTTGTAGGGTTAATCTCCCAAGTTGGTCTTTTAAGTGCAAATACTCCAGGAAGTTTGTACGAGTTTATGTGGTCTTCGTCCCACTCTACAGTAAACTTATTTTGTGGATCATCTTCTGATAGTGCTGGGTTTAAAATAAACTCGTGCGATCTTACAATAGTTTCTTTTTCTGCAATAACATCTTCATACCTTGTTGAAATAAAGTCACCTTTAAAACGAGGGAATGAAAGAAGAACTACCTTGCCAAAGTCTGGGAAGCGAGAGTCAACAGATCCACGGAATGCTTTATAGATATTATCAGCAGTCTTAGCATGATCATTTCCACTTGCAGATTCCATTGCAAATCCAGAAATCTCATCAAGAATTGCAAGCATCAAGTTTAGACCTTCAGCAGACTCTCTTTCTGAGTGACCAGAGTATACGGTAATAGCCTTGTCAAATTCAATACTATCAATCTTTGGTGGAGAGAATTTTCCTGCAAACCAGGGAGAGCCTTCTATCTTACTTCTAAATCCTTTAAAGAAAACGTTTTTTGCTTGTTGAGCATTGATAGCAACATTCATAATATCAATAGCATCGTTAGATGGCTTACCAAAATATCTTGAAGGATCTTTTAAACATAACAGTTTATAAACTAAATAAGAACATCCTACAGTAGAGGTATAATCTTTTCCACTACCTTTTCCAAGCTGCATAATAATTTCACTCTTAGTATATTTTTTATAGTGTTCTTTACCAGCTTCTTCACCCATATATCTAATAATATCTTTTTCTTGATAGATTTGGCTCATACATTCAACAAGAGTATATTGATACTCTGACAAGTCTGGTTGA